TCACTGATCGCCTTCCGGGCGGAATTACTGATCGGCTTCAGCCCGGAATCGTGATCGGCTTCCCAGCGGAATCCCGATCGGCTTCGCGGCGGAATCGCGATCAGCTTCGACCGGATTCCTCACTATACACCCCCGGTAGTCGAAAGTCTTCCGAGAAACGGATTCTTCGAATGGACGGCCTCAAGCTTCCACGAAGACAAGTGCGTGGCCGTCAAACCCCACTGGATAGATATATCGGTAAGGTTCGGGCGGAATGGATTTTGTGGAGTTGAGCGCCGAACTGATTTCACAATTCGCTAGAACCTCATGTGCTTCGAGGGCTCCCGAGGGGCAAATCCCCGGTCCTCACTCGGGGCAGAGTCCGGAAATAATTTCTGGGAGCCCAGGACAGACGGGGCTGTCAACAAACGCAACCTGTCAACTGGAGAGGACGGAGAATTTGGGCCCGAACCGGCCTTCCACGGGCTAACCACGCGTCCGACGGCTGCGACGCTGGGCGATCTACGGAGAGAGCGACCGGTCGTAAGACATGCAGAATGTGGGGGATACCGACGCAGTTTCTCGTACGTTCCGATGCTGTCAACAAAAAAGAGCGGAAGTTGCAACTCTAAGGACTGGCTCCCCTCTCTCAACGTTATTCGAACTTTCTTCGTCGATCCGCCACCCGAGTCTCGTCTCTTACTCCAGCAAATTCAAGGATTTATGAGTAGCCAAGCGGCTTCTCGCGTTGAGCTGGCCTGAACGACTTCCACGGCGGATGGCTTCCGCGCGCGGGGGTGGGCCCCCCTAGTCGCGAAATTGCCTCCCCGAGAGGAACACAGATCCGAACACGGTTTTGGAGAATCCGGGGTGGCCTCAATTCTCTACGCTGTTAACCGAAAGCGAAAGACGTTGAAAGCAAGGACTTTCGGGGTGGCTTCAGTTGTCAACGATCACACACTCAATCAAGAATCGCCTTGCTGAAGACCCACCAGTGTTGTTTCAAAACTCAAGCAAACTTTTTCCGCCTCCGCTAGATCACTCGGACACATCACTCTTAACGCCTCGGGTGACAACCCTCTGTTCTCCGTCTCGAAGAGCGCGTTCCTCGACGTGAACATCCTTGAACCCAGCAGTCATGAGGGCAAACCGGATTTCCGCTGCCGTCCTGGGATGCTGTCTAAGCTTTCGATAGTGAGCTCTCCTGACAACCCCATCGGCACCGACGAACTCATACCGAAAGTGCACAGTTAAGACGCCGCTACTCGTCTCGAAGCTGGCGGCTCCGGAAACGAAAACGAACTCACCGCTCGGTAGCTCGTAGTAGCCGTGATCTACAAAAACCGATTTTTGAGAGCCGGCGATTCCAGCAAGGAATTGAACGTCGTATGGTGTGGTGTCGAGGACTACCTGCCCGCCTGGCACCAAGTGCTGAAATGCCACACCACAGGCCGTCAATAGAGCCTCATCATCCAGAAGGTGAGCGAACCCATCGTTGGGAATCAATACCCTCTGAAAGCGCTCCGTTGATTGGAACTCCTGCATGTCACAGTGCACGAGCGTGACTCGGTTTCGCAGTTCAGCAGGCTCACTTTCAAGCCGTCGCCCGAATGCTTCCAACATTGGTTGCGAAGAGTCCACTCCACACACTCGAAGACCTTGACGCGCTAGCGGCAGAAGTATGTCGCCGATACCGCACCCCAATTCGAGAACCTGGCCATCACTTAGCTTCTCTTCGACATAGATTTCAGTTGGTCGGCCGCCTATGCCAACCTTTGCCTCATAGAACAGTGGGTCATAGAAGTCCTCAATAGCATTCGTCATGTCACCTACCTTCCAGCAACTCGATCAGTCGCGAACCGTTCTCTTTGTTTAGAATAGACTCGACATCATCGCCGATTCGCCAGATCCATGCTCCAGCGACTTTGAGCCCATCTGATGTTGCTGCAGCATCCATTTTCAATCCGCGCAGAGCGTGCTCTGCCGGACCGACTTGCCCGCGGGCAACACATGCGGCCGCGAATCGCAGCTTATCTAATGCAAAACAGCAGTCGTCCGTGAGCATCCTGCTTGCATCCGGTTGTCGCGACGGCGCATAAACCATGAACCTCTCGATCGCGAGGCAGTCGATACTACCTTCGAGCAGGTGTTGTATAGCTTGGTCCGGGGTCGCCACCATGGGTAGCCCGTGTCGATTGAAGCTCGTGTTCAAGACCAGGGGCACTCCAGTTCTGCGGTCGAATTCCGAAATCAGCTCGTAGTACGCGGGGTTCGTCCGCGCGTTCACAGAGTGTGCTCGACAAGTTCCGTCAATGTGTAGCGCGGAAGGAATCTCGGCACCCTTGCCGGGACGAACTCGAAAGGCTCTATTCATGTAGGGGGACGGGGAGAAGTCTTCAAAGTACTCGAATCCTCGGTCCTCTAAGATCGACGGAGCGTATGGCATAAACCAATCCCGGCGTTTCAACGTCTGGTTGAGCCTCGCTCTTGCCGTGGGAATTCTCGGGTCTGCAAGTACTGATCGCGCACCGAGTGCTCTTGCTCCAAATTCGGCTGGCCCCGAGAACCACCCTACGGTCCGCCCCTTCACAATCTCATCCGCCGCCGCTATCGGCAGGTCGGGTCTCTCAACGTAAGGTAGCCCAAAGGCTCTGATCCTAGCTTCGATCTGTTGGACAGAAAAGGAAGGGCCAAGGTAAGGATGGGTTTGGCATGCGACACGATTTCCAGTCGTTTCCATGATTCGCAGCAATCCGGAACCGAGCACCAGCCCCGAATCATGCGGTGCAACGGGGACGTGCACACGGATACCGTTAAGGCGGTGTAGTTTGTCAACTAGCAGTACGTTTTGCAAAGCCCCCCCGCTCAGGGCAAGCTGTGTACAGTTCGTCGCTTCAATGACATTGTGTACAGCCTCCAGCATCAGCTCTTCAAACACCAACTGTCCGGTGGCGGCCACATCCCATGGGGCGATGTTCGAAAGCCATTCACCGTCGCCCTCTTCGTGGAAACTCACTCCCAGCTTGTAGTATTTGTGTCGTCTCGGAGTATCAGGATCAAAGCGTTCCGGCACGAGCGACGATTCCCAACGAAGTCGAACGGCTTCTGATGTCTGCATCTCCGCCTTTCCCTTGGAGATGAAGAAATTGCGGCGAAGCCAAGTGTAGAGCCTATCATTTACAGTCCCGAAGGCGCTGAGGCCCATGACCTTTCCCTCTTCAAATAGAGAAAAGCCAGCTAGGCAAGTGATGTAGGCGTAAAGAATGCCTGGCGATAGGCGAAAGTGTTCGTCGATCTCAAAACGATTGTGCTTGAATACGCCGCAGTGCCCCATGAGGCCATCCCCACCTGCGTCGACGGTAAGAAATGCGCAATCCTCAAAGGATGAGGTCAGTACGGACAGTGCAGAATGGGCCAAGTGATGGTGTACGCATGTGACGGGGATCTTTGTGTCGACGAGCAGAATCTCCCGTAAGAACTCGATCTTGCTCTGGTAGTCCCCCTGGCGGTCGCAGGAATTCATACTTGTGACAACGATCTCATCGAGATCGTGAGACCTAAGTCCTGCCCGCTCAAGTGCAATCATCGCCGATTGTTCAGGAAAAGCAGCGATGGAGTGCTGACGACGACTGATCCTCTCTTCCTCGTAAGCCTGGACGATCCCGGTCTCGCTAACCAGAGCCGCGGCTCCGTCGTGAGCATAAGAGATCATCGGAAGGGGATAAAGCGACAAGACAGTCATAACTAGGTTAGTTACTTGCAGGCCTCAGACTACTGTGAGTTCATAACAAGACAGGCTTCCGGAACTCCCCATAAGCCGCATCGAGTAATCGAAATATGATCGCGAGATTCTGTGCGTTCGTTCCCAATAAGGGGCATCGTTGAGCCGTAGCAATCTGTCTGGCCATGGGACGGAGGGAAGAGAATCACTGGTTGTTTTCAATAGGAAACTCCTGGCTGCAACTCTGAGGCTCTCCGCAAATACTCGACACGCCAACCGTTCCGGCAGGACCTGCCAGAGTCCGCTCAGCACCGCGCAAGGTAGAGAATTGTCGTCGAATGGAAGGGCAAACCCCAAAAGAGGCAAGCTCCCGCTTGGAGTGGAAGCTACAGGCGAAATCACGTTCCTCGGTCGGGTAGCGTCCAACAGCCAACGGGGAGTGGCGCCGCTCAGTACGCCATCTTGGGGGAGTCCTAAGTGCTCGATGACGGGTGGAGGTGTGAGAGCGTCATTGAGGCTTTGGAGAAAGTTCCCGTCAATCCGGGCGAGGATCTTATACAGGACGTTTGCATGCTCACCGTCGAACGCGCAGAACAGTTCCATCTCTCGGGTGGGATAGAGAGCCAACATTTGCCTCTCGTGCGTTCTGTCGAGTCTCTCTTCAGCGCTTCTGTCACGCGAATGTGGCAAGTGCAAGATGGGTTGTTGTTCGAGAAGCCTGAAATGAGATCCTTGTAGATGAAGACGATAGGCAAATTCGATATCTTCAGAGCCTTTCTTCTCTAGCTCTTCGTTAAAACCACCTGTGGTAAGGGCCAATGTCCGCGAGAGTGCCATCCCGCTGCTCCAACAGAGGGTCCATGGGGTAGGCAGATGTCCGAGGTCACCGTTGCGGTTACGACAGAGTCTCAGACGGAAGTCCGACAGGGACTTCTGTGTGCCGGCCCAATGCATCAGTTGCGAATTGCTCATGGGCTCCCATCCTTCAGCGTCCCGAACAAGGAGCGGCCATACAGATGCTGATGATGAATTTCCAATCACCGGCAAAAGCAAGACAGCCGTCTTGTCAACGGCGAGGGCTTCCAGCACTGAGGAAAACAGAGTGCTGCCAAACACGACATCCGGATCGAGGAAGAGGCACGTTTCGGCAGAAGCGCGACGAAGCGCCAGGTTTCGCGAGCGTGCGGCGCTCCCGATCCTTCCGGACCGCTGAATGACGACGGCCCATTCTGCATCATGCAGATTCTGAAGTATGCGTTCGCTCCCGTCGGTACTGCCATCATCCACGAAAATGACTTCGCACCCAGATAGCGCCGTCTGCTCGGTGATCGCGTCGAGGAAACGATTCAACGTCGAAGCCTTATTGTGCACCGGCACGATGACGGACAGTTCAGGATTCATTGGAGCAAACCATAATATCGCAGCGCCTCTAGACGGGTCTGGGTGGTGGCCATCTGGGAACTAGAGGCGCGGTCCAACTTCCGTCATTGGAATCTTGGATTCGGTCGCAACGAAGGCTCAGTCGCCACCGTTACGGCGCGATGCCGAATCACAGTACATCATGAGATTTCGCGTCTGCTCGAAAAAATTGTGCTCGCGCGTATTCAGAGGCGTTTTGAAGAAGGCGGAAAGTTGAGTCGCCGGCCCTCTCTCTCCCCGTTGCTGAGCAAACCAAACAAGGCGAGCGAGGTCAACCACGAGGGGAGCGGCGAGGATTGAGTCCTGGCCTAACCAATTGACGCGCATCGACATCTTGGCACCGAGCCAACCAACGAAATCAATCACATCCCAGGCTTCCTTCGCATCGCCACGCGGAGCGTAATAGTGGATGTCCACTTGATGGTCAACATCGTCATAGCCAAGAATCGGCGCTAGAGCCTCTAGTTTGCTCGCAACCTTTTGCTGAAGATGAGCCGGATCACTGAGCACGTACCCGTCATCGTTGCCGAGCAGGTTTGTGCTGTACCATCCCGACACGCGCAGGTTTCGCAACTGGAACATCGGCGCCAATACCGTCTTATAAAGGGTCTGCCCTGTTTTGCCGTCCTTTCCGGCAATCACGACGCCTTGAACATCCGCAAACTCCATCAAAGCAGGAATATCGACTGTCGTACTCGGAGTGAAATTTACATAGGGAACCTTGGCTGCCAGCGCTGCATAGGCGTAAAGCATCCCAGCGCTTATGGCCGGATCGTCTTTCGCCAGTCCCTCTTCAAATTGTCCGATGCTCTGATGTGTTGGCATCAACCCGGCGAATGGCTCCGTCGAGGCGATGTTCACAAGCACTGCTCCTGAGAGTTGCTCCTCTGCGATGGTATCCCTGATCGCCGCCCTTATTGAGTACACCGCGTCGGAGCGGGAACCCTTTGCAGTTGCGTCGGGTACGCGAGACAAGCCAAGCACCCGGGTACTGACGCCGACCCTCGGTGCTGGCAGCACTCTCACACGGGAAAGCTCTGGCGCTATCTGCTCTGTCAAGCTAAGCGGGATATGTGGTTGCTCCCGCACCCGATTCAGATGTGGCTCGCTTCTGAGATCCCAGCCATAGAAACGAAGATCCGCCAAGGGCGGCAACGAGAGGGAGTTTACTCCTGGCAGTTCGGTGACAAGTCCGTGAGGCGTCACGAGGCCCCGCGCTGCCGCGTACACTCCGGACGTCACGGTCGTCCCAATCGATCCGTTGATTCCTACCAAGAAAACACCGATTTTTTGCGCTTTCATTAGACCCAGCGGCCCCTTTTGCCGCGAATCGCCATTCTGGGGTATGGCAGGCGCAAAAACGACACCCGCCCGCTGCCCGCGGGTAGTGTGCCTTGGCGAGATCAGGCCCACCACCAGAACAGACCATTCTCTCGCTGTACTACAATCGGGAACTGCGATGGTGCCGAAGCACCAATTCGAGAGTCTATCATGCGTGAAGAGAACTTAGAGCGCCCCGAATGGCCTCGGTGGCCTTCGTCAAGCGACCTGAAGCGGCAAACGTTAGCCCTGTCGCTTTTGTCCGGCAGATGGGCGGTGGCCGGGCCTCGCACGCCATACGCGTCCCACCGGGAGTTGTTCGCTAGCGCATTCGCCCTGTACTGTGGACGTAAGTATGGAGTAACGACACTGACTGGATCGAGCGCGATCGTAATCGCCCTCCAGTCGCTTGGCGTGGGGCCGGGCCATAGAGTCCTTTTGCCGGCGATGACTTGGGTTGGTGTGGCCACCGCAGTCCTGCGGGTCGGTGCGACGCCTGTATTCTGCGCATGCAAGCCGGATAGCTTTATAGGGGACGTCGATGCGTTCGGTCCAGAGGAATTTTCAGTCATCCTGGCCGTCCACACGTATGCTTCGCGGCTTGAGATCGACCGCATCACGGAGCGGTTCAGCGGCATCCCCCTAATCGAGGACTTTTCACACTGCCACGGGGCACGTCTTAATGATGGGAAAGCCGGAAGTAAAGGGATCATATCAATTTGCAGTTTGCAGGCCTCGAAGCTTCTCACCTGTGGTGAAGGCGGCTGCGCCCTCACGGACGATCCGACAATTGCGGCCAAGCTTGCTGCGCTATCGGCAGATTCGAGGATTTGGGATTACTCAACCGGAAGCCTGATTCCCGCAAATACGTTGCATGGGGCAAATCATGCTATGTCGGAGATGCAGGCAGCGATTGCATTAGCTCATCTAACCTCTTTAGACGAAGAGCTTGCGATTCGTGCAAAGCGCCTTCGCCGCTTTGTGGACCGCTTAGCTACTTCCCGGGTTTTGTATGCATGCGATCCTGCCGTGCTCGCCGACGGGGCGTTCTATGGCCTTCCAATTGCCATCCCCGGTTGGTCCGCCGAGAAGCTCCGAGAGTATCTCTCAACGCAATTGGGGCTGGGGTGTGACTTTGTTTATCCGGCGATTCCGTGTTCACCTCTTTACCGACCTGCGACGATCCCTCTCTACTCTGCCGCCGCGTCGGCAACCTCGATCGCCGACTTCGCTGGAGATGATGAACTTCAGCGCAGGTGGGTCTTGATTCCCCATTGGGCTTTCTTGGCCTCCGAAGAACACATTGATTGCCTTGCCAACGGGCTGATATCTGGCGCAGACGAACGGTCCATTCAACAAGTTCCGCGCTCACGGCCTCGTCGAAGGGTAGCGGTCGTAATCTTGACCCGCGATCGACCTGAACTCTTGGAAGGTGCAATCGCCTCCGTTGGGGATCAGGACTCTACCTTGGACCGAGCAGTCTTTGTTGTGAACAACGGGTTCGAAGTCGATCTGGACCGTCTGCGACATCGGTGTCCGCGGACCCCCATCTATTCATACACGGTCAGGGGGGCCTCCTTTGACGAACTGCCGAGTGTGCGACGAGTTGCGCACCTCCGAAATTTCGCTTTATCCTTAGTCGACAGCGATTTTGTCTGCTTTCTCGACGACGACAACCAGTGGGAGGTCGATCACCTCTCGTCCCTCTATGAAGTCCTGATTGATCATGCCGCGGCCGCGAGCCATAGCTGGCGAACGGTCGTCTGTGCGAATGGTGACCCACTGCCTCTCCACGAATTCCCATGGGCGAGGACGCGAACAGAGAGGTTGAACCGTTTCGAAGACGCAACACGGGCCGGGCTGCTCTCTCCCGGAAGTGCAGTTGTGCGGGACTCGGTCAGCGCCCTCGTGGATGGGCGGGATGTCGGAATGGTCGACATGGGCTGTTGGTTGTTTCCCCGAGATCTCATTACAGCTTTAGGGCTAGAGACGTCGTACGATGGCAAGGAACTTGATACGTGCGTTGGAGAAGACGACAAGATGCTGCGCGCCTTGCGACTGAACGCTGTACCGGTGGCGTGTTCGATGCGTCCGACGTTGCGTTATAGGCTTGGCGGTTTTTCGAATGTCGGTGCGTGGATACAATGAAGGATAGTCCCTACAGAGTACAGAAAGACGCGAACGCCGCGACCGCCAGGGCTGAGTATGCCGCGGGTTCCGTTAGGCTACGTGCAAGACCGCGGGTTGTCTTCGTTGAGCTCACTCGATACTGCAATCTGTCCTGCCCAATGTGCCGATCCGCGGGTTCAGTGTCGCAGTCCGAAACGATGAGCAGTGAACTTTTCGAGCTCGTTGCGGAGGAACTGTTTCCGTGTGCGGAACTGGTGGACCTCCGCGGTTGGGGCGAGAGCCTGATTCTGCCTGAGTTTTCGGAGCGAATGGAACGTGCTCTCGCCTATGGCTGTGACATCCGACTCGTTACGAATCTTAGCTTTCGAAGACCGGCGGTGCTCAACGCTCTCATTGAGGCCGGTGCCTATGTCGGCGTTTCGGTGGATGCAGCGGACGATGAGCTGCTTAAGGACATCCGCGGCGGCGCAAACCTAGCGCTGATTCTGGATAACTTAACAGTTTTGGCAAACGGCTATAAGCAAAGGGGTTTCACCGACCGTCTGCGACTGTACGTAACTTGCCAAAGAAAGAACCTGAACGTACTTGATGAAATTGTTTCTCTTGCGGAGGCGGCAGGCATCGGCGATATCTTTCTGGCTCCGGTTACCGTCGAACCAGTCAGCCCTTTGAGCATTATCGGGCAAGAGAGAAGTTTCCCGGTAGTGTTGGAAAGGCTAAGGGTGAAGGCTCGACATGCCGGTGTCAGGGTGTTTCAGACGTCCAATCTGTGGGAAGGCCAATTCGAGCTAGATGCTGCCGGTCCCGCGTGCATTCATCCTTGGATGTACTGCCACGTCACGTATGATGGTCGAGTCGGCTTCTGCGACCATCTGATTGGGCCGCATGGAGATCCCTTCATTCTTGGACATCTTCAGAGCGATCCTTTCGAAAAGATCTGGAATGGCGACGCTTGGGTAGATCTTCGGCGTGAACATTGCGGCACCAGGAGGAGCGAGGCACCTCTGTTCAGCGAATGCGCATGGTGCTACCGCAATCGGTTCATTGATTTTGAAGATCTATTGGAGCCTAAGCTAGTTAAAGTGAGCGTTTAGTTATCGCGATGCGAGTGCTGGTGCGGTGGCTTGGATCGGAGACCTTCACATCGTGAGATGCTCGACGCTGAGATCCCGAAACATGCTCATGCTGGAGAGGCGCGGGCGATCTTGTCGACCCTACTCTTCAGCCATGAGTGGGTCTCTGAGGATCGCCGCTGAGAGGCGAACCCGAGTTGGCGTGATCAGTTCAGCGGGGGACAGTTGCCGATGCGGGTATTCGGCTCCGCTCGACCCCAAGCAGTACCGGCATACCTCCATTGGTCGCTCGTTCCGAAAGAACTCCAATAGGCGGTTTTGAAGACTCGGTCCATCGTCCACACGAATCACGGCATCATGTGTGGCAATGGGATCACTGCCTACGCGCGCAATCAAGTCGGGGAGGTGGGTACTCGGGCCGCATTTGTAGATATGCCCATCGTGGAGAGTGTGGCAGTAATGGCGAAAGTAGCACTTATCGTAAATGGTTTGAACCTGGCGTTCGTTTTCAATTGGTTCCGTCAGCGTAATGTGGCGAAACACGGGCGAGGGAAAGAGGCGCATTTCAGTACTTGACGACCAAGCTCGCTTCAGAAGTTCTCCGCTCGACCGAAAAATCTTGTCGCGGGTGGGTGGGTAGACTGAAACTTCAACCACGTCCACTAAATCCCAGAAGTCTGAATCCATCGCGCTGAGCAAAACTCCATTGGTGGTAACGTGAATCCGGTCAAAGACGCCGCTTCTGCGCACGAGGCGCAACAGGTCATTGAGGCGAGGGTTTAGTAGGGGTTCCCCTCCCAGGATCGTTGCACGATCAGCGTGCAGGACACCCGAGAGGATGCTTAAACTCTTCCCTATAAGATCAAGGTCAGGGAATCGCGAAGGCAAGAAAGGGCTACTTTGGGAACAGCCGGCGCATCTCAGGTTGCAGTGCTCGGCAGCTTGAATCTCCAGGCCATACGTCTGGATCTTTCCGTCCCTTATTGAGTATTCCATTCTCGGATCGGCGCGGTCCCGACAGTCGCACATCGAACGTCCTTGCTATTCTGCTGCCACCAGGCGATGGCGAACATTCGATAAGTGACGATACCAAGATCGTATCAGTTCTCGCCCAGGAATGGATCTTAACGTCGAACCCTTGAACGTCGCGTTGCCAAAACCGAAAGCTGACGGCGCTCTGGAGACAGGGCTATCCTTTGGAGGATTCGCCAGACTCGCCCCCATGCTCGATGCACATCGGCTGTTGGTCATTCGCCGAGCAACAAGGGCCGACTATCGCGCCGCACACTTTGCATTGGATGATAGGGCTTCCTTTCGAGAGCGGGCATCCACACAACTCGCAACCGGAGTTCAAGTCAGAGTCCGAAAGCGCTCGCCTCTTCGGTCGGTGGCGCATTTCCGATTCCTTCATTAGCGTCTATCGCCCCTGTGTCGCGCCGATCGCCGATTCCTTCATCTAAACGTTTCTCGCTACTATCAGATTGACGGGAATACCACCTGCGTCAACCCGATGCACTCCTTCTATTTTCATTTCATTGGGGGGAGCAAAATGGAGCGGTCGGAATACGACCAAGATGCCGTCCTTTCGGAGGACGCGAGAAGCGAGAGAATCGAATGAAGCGTGTAGTTGTCTGGCGCCGGCCGGACTCCCGACACGCTGCCCATAGGGCGGATTGGAAATGATCACATCGACGTTTTGGACAAGCCGAAGCTTACAGGAGTCCTCTTTAAGGAGTGACACGCCAGCCAAACCCTCAAGGTTCCGTCTGGCCGCATTCAATGCGTTCTCCTCGATATCAACGCCTATTAGTTTGCGGTATGGGCCACGCATAGCACGTTCCGCGAGCAGGGTGCCGCTTCCGCAAAAAGGATCCAGAATTGAGTCGGTCGGGACGATGGGAACGAATCTGACAGCGGCCGCTGCCAACGTCGGGTGCAGCGATGCCGGGACATCCGCCTTGCGGTAAGCGAAGCGTGAATCCGGCGTCATAGGGCGTGCGCCAATTATCGTCTTAGGTCCCGATCGCCGAACTATAAGTTCCCAGGAATATCCAGTCGCGGCGTTCGCAAGCCCTTTTGCCGTGCCTGCAAACTGTTTTACCCAATCACGTTTTCGGAAGGACAAAGCTGCTGAAAGCTCCAACGTCAATCGGTAGTGGAGCAAGTCTCCCGCAGTGAGATGCGCCATCGCCTTAGCCTCTGCGGATTCAGCGAAGATCTTGCCAAGCGTCTCAGGTCGATCCGTGTCAGCCTGAAATACGAGCACTGGATAAAGAGCGGTGCGGAGCTTCATAACCGAGTCGAGATTCGTCGATTGGGTGATCAACACGCGATCCCCGTGCACGCGAACGGAGGCGATCCCGGCTTCTGACGCCTCCGCCGCTAGTATGTCGGCCAAGCCGTCACGACACCACAACTCCAGCCTGACCCCTTTGGCCAAGTCCTCGGTCGTCTCTATTCTTGCGACGTTGCCGCTCAGACCTCGAAAGCGATCGATTACTTTCTCAAGAGCATGTTTCTCTGTGTCGCTATTGGGTGTGATCTGCTCTATGAGGGGCGCGTCTTGGGGCTGTGCGGTGTGGCCGAACGAGAGAATGAGAGACGTTCTAACGCGCTCGTCTGTCTCGCTCCGCAGGCGCAAAAGAATGGGCTCGGTTGAAGCGTGACATCCCAACTTGCCAAGGCTCAACGCTGCGTTGCGTCGCACTTTGTAATCGTCGTCGCTCAGCGATCCGCATAGCACCGAACTCGCCATCTCGGCGTCAGACTTCGATTTGGATGCGATTTCGCCAATCAAGAAGGCGACTCGACGCCGTATCGCGGGAGCTTCGTCGTTTGCAACTCGGTAGAGCGAGGGGAGTACTCTTGCGCCCTGCTCAATGAGCCGAAGGCCAGCCGAATCAGCGGCGGTGGGACTGGCATCGGCTAGTAGGCGTATGAGATGCGCCACATTGGTGTCGAAAGACCTCAATTCAACCACCAATGCAGTGAAGCGACGATCGTGGCGTTCGCGAACATAACATTGAGCGTCAAAATCGTGCCATAGCCGAAGACTGGTCGCGCCGTTTGTTTAACCCGGCGAGATGATCCGGCTGGCATTGGCCGCTTGAATCGGGAATCCGCGCTCGCCTCTCGGGCGGCGAAGTCCATACGTCCGTGCTCGACGCCGACTCCCAGCAAGCGGGCATAGATGGCTGACTAGAGAAGAACCTCGCTGGATCGAACGAAGGAGACGTCACAAGGCCATGATAACTGACGTGGTGACACGGGGAGGACTGGGAACAGAAGCTGAACTTGGGCGGCATCATAGAAACGTCGCGCGACCGAGTTCCTTCGGCAGCGGCAACGGCCAACTAAATAGGCAGAGGTGGTCGAAGGCCCAGAAGCAAACGAGTGGAATCGACTGGCTAAGGGCGCACACGTACTCCAGCGGCCAGGGGCAGCCACCGTTGAACCATGGCACCAGGTACGCCGCCGCGGTCACCGGCCAACTGCCGGGCGCGGTGAACGGAAACGCGATTGTTTTCTGTGCGTTTGCGAAGTTTCGGTAGGTCGATCCCCACGACAGAGATTCCACTTTCAGGCGGTCGAGCCCAGAGCCTGATTGGGCCAGATACTGCGACGGCAGATTGACAGCGCGATTCAGGCGGCCGCCCTGCGGGTAGGGGACGTCCGGCGTGTAATAGCAGGTCGCGAAGTTCACGTCGTACGGCCAGAGCAGCTCGAACTTCGCGGCGGAATAGCTCGCGAGTACGGTGGCCCGAATGGAATCGATGTGACTTTTGATCACGCTGGCGAGGAAGTTCGCATCCGCCGATCCGTTGACGGTGGGATCGTCGTCCTGGGTGTAGAACGCGGCCAAGGACCTGCCCAACGCGGTGCTCGCGGCCTGCGCGGTGTAGGCGTCGTAGTAAGCCATCCCACCGCCGCTGCACGTTCCAGTGCCGCTCACGTAGTTGCCGTTCCCGCTGGAGCCATTGAGAGTGAAGTGGGTCGCGTCGGTGACGGTGATCGGCCAGCCTCCGTTCGCGGCCGTGTTTCCCCGGATGCCGGCGAGGATCGCGCGTTGGCCCGTGGACAAACCGTGCGGGCTGACCGTGCCAATCGAAATCGGGGCTGTCCAACTCGCGTATCCAACGCCCAGGTTCTGGACCACGCTGAAGAACCACCAGAGAAACTCGCCGAACTGGAGCCATGGCGTCAGACCAGCGGTGCTCATGATTGCGGCCACCTGTGTGTAGCATGCCGCCAGGTACGGGGTCACGATGGACGGATTGAACGTGCATTGCGTGGTTTGAAGATCGATGAAGGTCGCGTCTCCGACTCCGGGCGTGTAGCCGCCTGAGATCAGAGTGGTGAGCTGGTAGTGATTCGCATCCGTGACGGTGACCGCCCAGACGCCAGATTGGGTTGAGCTGGAAATGTGAGCCGTGTTCCCAGTGATGTAGCCGTGGCCGGTTTGCTGGATCGTGATTGGGCTGGAGCCGCTGACCGCCTCGACGAAGCCGGTGCCCCAGCTTCCGAAGCCGGTATCAGTCAGGACCTGGTTGCCGTTCGCGAACCGCTGCGCCCACGCACCCGCGGCGGTGTTGACATCCGGCGGTGCGAGCAGTTCCTGGGAGAACGCGACGGTCATCGTCTGGCCGGCGGCGTGGACCTGGACGCAGAAGTCGGCCAGATAGTCCGTGAACGCCTGGTTGAGCGGCTGCGATTGGGATGCGTCCACCTGCCAGACGCCTTCGTTGCCGGCCTTGATGTCACCGCTAACTGTGATCGATCCGGTTGAGGGATTCGCGCCGTTCGCGCCCGTTCCTGCAGCGTAGTTGGTGAACAGGGTGAAGCCGGCCACGGGGCTGAGCGTCGTGATCGTGAACTGGTCCGTCCCGGTCTTTGCCGCGGAGATCCCGACGAACAGCGTGTTGATCGCGTTGACGAACCGCAGCGCGAGCGTGTCCACGGTGTCGATCGGATAGACTGCTGCGCCGAACGCCGTTCCGAGGCCGTCTCCGTAACTCGCGCCACCCACCTGCAAGAACATCGCGTCGCCATCGCCGTAGAGCGACCCGAGATTGAAACCGCTCGACCCCGCCGAGATCGTGACGATGGCTTGATGGAAACTTCCGCCCGAGCGGACGCGTTTCAATGCGAAGAAGACACCGGAGTAGAAGTCGATGTCGCCGGCGAATCCGGCCTTGCTCAGAATCCAAAAGGCACGCGCGGGCGCGAGGGCGTAAGTCTGGGCGGTGTCGAAATCGCAAGCGCAGTTGACGTTCGGATAGGTCACTGCGGGCGATTGCACGTCCGAAATAACCGCCGCCTGCAAATAGTCGACGCAGCAACTGGTTCCCGTGGACAGAGAGTTGTGAGAGCCGGATACCGTGAGGACGACCACGTGGGTGCCGGGCGCGACACTCGAGGCGAGGAGACGGCGCGTAGAAATTGGTGACGTGGTATCGGCGTAGGTATCGATCGTCGGCTGCGCCACGCCGTCGAGCGTGGTCGTCAACTCGCCACCTGCTGACGAGAGCGACGTACCCAGGTACAAGTTGTGCGTGTACTGGCACGAATAGGTGACCGTCACATGGTCGGTCGAGTGCGAGGACTGCCGCGCGAAGCCCCGGTAGTAGAAGCCTGTCTGCTCGCTCCAGCCTGTGCCAGTGAAGCTCGCCCAGAAGTCGCGGCTGCCGACCGTCACGCTTCCTGGTCCCGCGATCTTCAGCGGCAGCACACTGCTGGGATCGGACAGGGTCCAGTTGGTGAAAACCGCGCTCCAGGTGCTCGGCTGGTAGGCGACCAGCGCAGGATTAACGGACCCGGAGTCGTAATTCAGCGCGGGCGCGAAGGTGAGCCACGCTTGGCGCAGCGAGTCGATTCCGCTTGTTGTGAAATCGATGTGGAAATGCACGGACGACGGGTCTGTGCCGCCAGTGAGTTTGGATGCACCCGCCGGAGTCAAGTACGCGGTCGAGGTCTTGTGCATCTCCAACAACTCGATGGCATTGCCGTCGCGGCCGCCGCCTGGTGCGAGATAGTTGACACCGGTTTGGGTGCCAGCAGAGGTCGTCAGGGTGACCGACGTGGGCGAGGTTACCGATGCGATCGCGTACTGGACACCATTAATAAGGATCGGATCGCCGGCTTGCGATCCCAGGAAGTTCTGGCCAGCAGCGAACGATACCGATGTGCCCGAGGTGTTGACGGTCCCGTACCGCGCAGCATAGACGGTGAAGCTCGCGCCGCTCACTGTTGCCATCAGCGCGATCGTGGGGTTGAGGAAGGCCCAATTGGTCGCGTTGATCTGTCCGGCCAGTTGCGCGGCGATGAACGGGCAAGCGCCTTGCGACTCGAAGAGGGTGCCGGGGCCGTTGCCGTCGGACGCGGAGCAGCTAATGCTGGCACCGCTGTTCGTCCGGGCGGCGAGAATCACGTTGTTGGCGCTCACGGAAGCGGTAGCGTTCGGATCGTTGGCAGCGTTGATTGCGGCGGCCAGCGCGATGGCGATGTCGCCGGAACCATCGGTCGAAAGCTGGACGTGCGAGTACGTGTTGGACCCGATCGTGATGGTGTGGTTGTAGCCTGTACCGAGGTAGTTGAAGAACCCGAACGTCACCGTCGAAGGCCCCGCCGAGAGCGCAGTCGAGACCAGGTAGTCGTAAACGATGTTGCTCAGGTAGACGAGATCCACGCGGTCGTATAGCGCGGGTGTGCCGTTCACCGTGAAGGTCTGAGAAGCCGCAGCCATGCCGGTAGCTGATGTCGCCATCGGTAGGAGCGAGATGGTGCCAGGTGTTTCCGACTTGGTGATGTAGCTGAGCGCACCCCAGGGAACCGATTGAAACTTGCGGCTGACGGGATTCTGCGCGTTGGTGGTCGCCAAGTCGAAATCGAGCGTGACCCCGGCGAGCGAGAAATCGGGAAGGTACTTGGTGGTGAAGAGGTGACCGAACTGATCGTCGGCGTCGAACAGCACCAGGACCACGAAATCGGCCTGGTCGCTGAAGACGCCACTAACGGTGAGGCCAGAGGCCGATGCGTTGTTCAAAGACGCGGCACACCCGCGGCGGTCGAAGCCCCGCAGGTACATGGTCCGGTGCGGCTCCAGCTTATGGATTGCTTCCGTGGGCACAGGTTCTCAAGACAGCGCGACGGTTAGGTCCGATCCGGGGAACGTCGTGCCGACGGCAGTGAGATTTATGATGACCGGCGTCTCCGGGCCGATCGCGGGCGTGCCTGCCGCGGAGCCCACCGTGGAGCCCGCCGCGATCGTCACCGTAAACAACAGCGTGGTTCCGGCATAGACCTGGATCACGAGGTCTGCGCCGACCGGCGCCTGCTTCACCATGCACGTCACCCCGTTCTGCAAGGAGACGGTGGAGGTATAGAACGCCGCTGGACCGAGATCGCTTCCAATCGCGAGCGTTCCAGGAATCGAGATCTTCATCTCGCCGGATGGCGCGCCGACCTCGCCGTAGATCCAGTCTTCACGGAAAGGCTGGTCGCCATCCGGGGATTCGTTGCCGTTCACGTCAACCGTGAAGCCGGCAATCAGCATTGCCTGTTCGATAAAGTTCGCCGTTGGCACCGAGAGGGTCACGGGCGTCAGCGGGTTCGCGTTGTCGATGCTGGTCGAATCCGCTTGGAAAGCCCAGGCGGGCGCTTCTATGATCGATATCGACGTATTGTCCATGAGCAGCGGCGGCTGGAAGGTCAACTGCGTTGACGTGTTCGCCGTGATCGTGCTCGGCGGCTGGCCGCGACCCGTGCCCGCGATCACGCGGATCAGGTTGCCAACCTCCGCGCTTACGGCCAGGCCGCCGTAACTGTTCGCGACGTTCTGGTAGCCGGTGTCGGTAACTTGGGTGACTGCCGTAGGCGTGCTCGACAGGCCCGACGCCTGGTTGCGAATGACCACTGCGTCGCCCACGTTCACGATCCCGGTGGGATCGCGGTCAAGCGTGATCGTCCCGGTGGTGGGCACAAACGCGGTGATGCTGAAGCTGGCGAACGGCGTGCTGCCGTTGGGGCGGCCAATCACGGAGAGAATGCGGCCGACGGGACTGAACGGAGTGGAGGAAGTATCGACCAGCTCCGAACAAACCAGGGTATTGGTCGAGACGGTAGTGACCGCGATGCCTGCCACGCCTGCGTGCAGCAAAAGCTTGGCCTTGATTCGAACCTTGGCGACGTACGGCGATGGCAGCGCCCACGTCGAGCGGACCACCGGACCGCCGAAGGTTATCGAACTCGGCGTGTAGGTGTCGCCCGTGCCAGCGGTCAAAGTGGCAGTTGCCTGAGCGCAGATCAGGTCGGGCTGCGTTCCGACGAACAACACATAAGAGGCGAGACCCGCGACCGCCGGCCAAATGATGTCGTCAAGCGTGAACGAGCCGCCCGACGCCGTGCCGCTGCCGATAATGGCGATATTCGAGGGAGCCGAAGGAAGGCCGCTTGAATCGATCGCGCAGATTGCAACCCACAAGGTGATGTTCGCCGGCAATGATCCGCCCGTCGTGCTCTGCGAAATCGATCCTATTCCCGGCGCGCCCGCACCCGTGGTGCTGAACTCGTTCACCGGAAGTTTGCCAGTGACGATCAAGCTCGCGAGCGCACTGCCATCGGCGAGCGTCGTGTATTCCTGGTCGGAATCAAAAGTCCACTCGCTTGGAAATAGCGCGTCGCTCGAAGACGCCTGAACCTGGTATGGCGCCCATACCGGGCCAAGAGGAATCGGATAGAACAGCCGGGGCAAGGGTGCCGGCACGACATCCATCGGCTTCGGCCCGACATCCAGGTCGTACATGGATGCCGTGACGGTCTGCGCCTCGATCTGCACTGACCAGTCCTTCTTCAGGCTCCAGCGTTGGATGCGGAAGCACATCGTGACGACCTGGAAGGCCAAGCCCGTTCCGTTTGGAGGCGCTGGAGAAGTCGTGATCGTCGAGCCGTCGCTGGCGACTGCGGTGATCGTCACCTGAGAACCGCCGATCAGGATTTCCTTGTTGACCAGCTCCGAAGCTCCGGTCGCGGTCCCGGCGTAGGTCCAAGGATCGCCGCTCACCCACGTGGCGGTACTGCCGGAGACGTTGCAATTCCCGTGACGGCCCGGAATGTCCGGGTGCGTCATCGACACCACTTGCCCGACCTCGTTTCCAAGCCCGAGTAGAGTGGTTTGCCATGCCGCCGTTCGCGCGTCGCGCCATTCCGGAGGTGTTACCCCGCCGATTTCTTCGCGTGTGCGCGTGGCCGCGATACGCAGCGCTTGGCTCAGGGTGGAGCATCCCACTGAGTGCATCTGCGTGGTGAGCGGAGATCCCGCGCGCCCATAGTAGGCGCCGTGGGTCTTGTCGCTGTATTCCGCTGTGTTGGCTTGATACTGATAGGCAACATCGGCGAACGAAAGCACCAGGTGCTCGAACTCAGCTTGAATCGGCGTCAGCCGCAGGGTTTGAAACAGGGAATTGGCGAGGGTGTACGCATCCACCGCGCTGGCGTTTATCCGGCAACCGAGCTTCAGCTTCCCGAACTCCCACGTGTAGAAACCCAGACAGCAGTTAAGCACCTCGGTGAGCCAGTCGCGGAAGGGCTTCTGGCTGCTGATGATTCCCTGGAACTGGAACTGCGTCTCGGTTCCGCTTCCGAGGATGGCCGTCACGTTGTCGGCGGCGATCTCGGCCGCACCGCTTCCATCGCCCACAATCAGCGACGGCAGCACGAACGTAGCGAGCTGGTCGGACGACGCGGGGCCGGAGCCACCCGCAGGGTTCGAGCCAGTGGACGGGTCGCCATACAGACCCATCGCGCGCAGCAGCATATTCACCGCAATCCAGAATGGATTGATGAGTCCCTTGACGCCGGTGCGGGTGCCGCTCTGGTCCCAGGTCCAGCCCCACATCCCGTAATCGATCGGGACCGTCATCTGGTGCTGGTCGGGAGTGCTCGGCTGAATCGTGGAAGACTTGACGATGCGAATCTCGCACGCGGCAGTTCCGGCGGCGTAAACGTTCGGCTCCCAGACTTGCGGGCTGCCGGAGCCAAGGGAGAAATAGTCGAAAGTGGGAGTTACAGGGTCGTTGCCAGGCACCTCGCGAGGCGCGCCAATGGGCGAGTTCTTGACTACGTTCAGGTTCCCATCGACCTTAAAGCCTTGCGGTGTGTAGCCATCCACCATGGGCGCCACCACGTAGCGGTAGCCGTCCGCGTTGGTGACGACGTACATGCCGGTGAACCCACCGATGGGGCCGGCACAAAGAATGCCGAGCGAGTCGGCGTAGTCGGATTCATCGCGATACGCCACCATCAGCGCGTTGGCCACGAACGCAAAGAGCGGATTGCCGCCACTGTTGCACCAGATCTCCGGCAACGCGAGGCCCCAGATTGTGTCCGAGAGAATCGACGTTGCAGTAACGGTGTTGCGGCCGAAGCCGAGAAAGCCGGTGGAATTGTCCTTGATGACGACGCCCTGCGGGTCGGCCTGATGCCCGCCGAAGTACGGGGCCATGCCGTGCACCTGGCATCCGTTCGCGGACTCGAGGTAGTAGTCGCAGCTCGCAGGATCGCCGCCCGCCGCAGTAACCGCCGAAGAGCTACGCCCCTTCGTAGCCCACGGACAGTTCACGCCATCGTTGTAGGTCTTCCAGCACTGACGGCTGATCTGCCGCTCCGGGTACTGGTTCATGATCTGGAAGAACCCGTCCGAGCACGTCACCGGGAAGATCGGCGTTCCGTCGCTGGTGAAGTTCTGGATGACACCTTTCCAAAGCTGCAACAGAATTTCGGAGTTCATATGGAAAAGGCACAGGTCGATCTCGGCGTACTTCAGATCGGTGTCGTTGGCGAGCTGCGTCATCACGCGGTCGCCGTTGCCGAACGTGAAACGGACGTTATCTGACGTGCCTTTGATGTCCTGGGAGATCAGGACGTCAGAACCGGGTTCGCCGATTCCGATGAGACGCGGCAGGTATAGCTGGCCGCCCACCGTGACGCGCCGGTCGGACAGATAGATGTCCGCGACCGCGGATTCGCGCACACGAATATGAATGAGCGGGACGATCTGCTGCACCTCAGAAAGCAGCGCTGTGGATAGTGCGGTCGAGGGGAACCGGACGCAGGTGGAACTGATCGTGTAGGTGGGTGCGGACGTCGGATCGACAACCTCGACGAGATTCAATCCAACCTGGACCGCGTTGCGCAGGTACTCGAACGAGATCGGGGTCTGCTCGAAGGTCACGAGCACGCTGGAGGTCGTTCCATCGGGGTTGGGGACGGTGTAGGTGAACGCCTGCCACGGTCCCTGCAAGGACTCCCAGAAGTCCCGGAGCTGCTTTCCTTCCGCCCAGTTGAGGTTCGGATGCTTGAACTGAAACTTGCGCGGGCCGATGCCGACGTAATACCGCTGCTCCTGCTTGGCGTCGAGGCTGCCGAAGCGATGGACGATCACCGGGCGCTCGACGGAGAAGCCGAATGGGTACTGCGTGGTGAGCGGGAATGTCTGGCCGGAGTTGATCACCGTGGGGACGGTGATGCGGCCGATGGTGTCGGACATGGCTTGTGGAGAAGTAGGTGATGAGCGCAACCCTTAGGAGCACTCGGAGGGATCAAACGCGTTCAGCAGGAGGGCGGCCGGGCATTCCGCTTAGCGTACCGTTAGAATATCGTTTCCGTCTCTTTGCGGAAAACTTGTAAAAGCCAGGCAGCCATGGACGACATCTACGTAAAAACCGTCACGCTGAGGAAGCTTCACGGCCTCATCGAGCGCGGCATCTTCGCCGTGCCGGAATTGCAGCGAGAATTCGTCTGGAATGCCCGCAAAGCTTGTGATCTCCTCGACAGCATCTACCACAACTACCCAATCGGGACGATTCTCATTTGGAAGACTGACCGTCGCAACGAAAACCAACTCCGGAAGCACTACCACATCCTTCCCCACTTCAATCCGAAGAATCGGGACATCTATTTCCTGATTGACGGGCAACAACGTCTCTCGGTTCTGTGGCACTTGCTGCGAGGAGAAGGCGGATCAGTCGTCAACGAGGAAGGGAAGGCCCTCAAGTTCGGCAACGTTTTCTTTAATCCGTACGCTTCCGAAGGCGACGGACTATTTCTTTACCGCGAGCATCTGAGTCGAGACCAGGGTGAGACGCTCGTGTCGGTCGTTGACCTCCTGTCCAATACCTGGCGAAGGCGTTCGCGCGGCCACGGCGTTCGCGCTATGAAACGGCTTGAGGATTGCCGGCGACGCGTGCTCGGGTACGAGGCGCTGCTCGAATTTTGCGAAACAAAGGACCGTGGTGAAGTCCGCGAGACCTTCATCCGAATCAATTCCTTGGGGATGCGGATCGGTGCTGCCGATCGGGCCTTCGCCCGGGCTTCACAATTTGACATGCGTGGCTTAGTGCGCGATGTACAGAGTCGTCTCAAGCATGGCTTCGATCGAATCTCCAGAACGACCATTCTTCAAACGTTCGCGCTTGCGCTTGGCAGTCGCGACTTGGGGGAACGCGCGATAGATGGGTTCATTTCCAAGCTGGAAACTGATGAACATGAGCGAGCACGTTTCGAGCGGGTCTTCCCCCAGCTACGAGAGGCAATTAGCTCAGCCGCCGACTACGCCGTGTATGAGCTCGGTGTTCCCAACTTTGAGTTCTTGCCTTCTGAACCAATGATGATGATCCTTTCGCTCTTCTTTTTCCATAACGGCAACGTCAGACCGTCGCGGTCCGCCAAGCGACGATTGATCCAATGGTTTTGGGCGACAGGGGTTGGAGCACGATATACGGGACGTGGGTATCGTCCGAACCTGACGTCGGATGCAGCTTTCGCGAAACGGCTGGCCAGCAATCCCAACTCCCACGCTTCGTTTAAGGTCAAGGTTCGCATTCATTCTCTTCGAAGTACTGAGTACGGGCGGCCGGGGCCGGTTAGCAACGCGTTCTTTTGCCTACTCCGACTCATCGGGCCGCGCTATTTGGACGACGGTTCGCTGATTCCGCATGGGGAAACTTCAAGCCGACGCAATAGCAGCGACAAACACCACATCTTCCCCCGTGCGCTTCTGACCCGGCACGGCATTGGCCCGGACAGGTTTAACAGCATCTTGAATATCTGTTATCTGGTGGCTCGTGACAATAGGAGCGTTGGTCAGCGGGTGCCGAGGAGTTATTTCGAGGACGTTCCCAAAAGCAAGCGAGCCCAAGTCTTAGCGTTGCGCAGTCACCTTGTTCCGTCCAAGAAGGATCGCGGGATCTGGGACCGCAGCATCAAGCGCGGCTTCAAAAGTTTTATCAGCGACCGTGCTTGGCTCCTTGCGCGAGCGTTTGAAAAGCAGGCTGGCGTACGGCTTTTCGACCGGAGTGAAAACTTTTGATTCGCCACCACGATTCACCAAGCAGAAGCTACGCCACCTCCACAAGCTCCAGCCCTTGAACATTTGTCCGCGCCACGTCCGTTGCCTGTGCCCAGTTGCCGCGAAACACCACCGTTATCCGGCCCTGCGTGTTGTTGCCGGTCGAATCGTAGTTGCTGCCGATCTGCTGGCCAGACGCCACGTCGAAGGGATTGTAGAAGGCGAACGGGGTCAGCCCGGCGTTCTTGGAGACCCAGAAGCTGTACAGCGCGGAAAGCAGAGAGGCGCTCAGGCGCTTGCTTAGTCGGAACGTGCGGCGCGACGTCTGGGCGAGCTGCAATCGGTGGATCGTGCCGTCGTGATACTGGTTCTGGAGTTGAACGTACTCGCGCAGCTCCGTGAACGCCGTGCACAAGGAAGCCGGCAACACGCCACTCGGCGCGGCGTTTTGAATATTTCCAGGCATGGTCTGATGAGTGTTACTGCACCTTGAAGTTCTGTTCCAGCTTGGCCCACACGATCCACAAGGTGCCGGTGTTCGTGTCAGGGCCGTTGCTGCCGCGCCGATACAGCCGTGTGATCACGGCACCCGATATCGGATTGGGACACGACGCGTTGATGCCGAGACCGTACGGCCCCGTGAACTCGTTGATTTGGGAAGTGGCTATCGAACTCCCGCCGCCGTTGGCCGTCACGGAATACGAGCTAGAGCCCGCCGGCATGGAAGGAAAGGATGGCCCGCTCGACACGCTGAACGGCGCGCAGGCCATAAGCGCCATGAAGTTCACGTTGCCGCCGGAAGCATCCGTGTAACCGGCCCAGGACAGGGACACGGAGTTGTACGTGACCGGAGTCTCAAAGAGCAACGACGCGTAAACGTCGCCGCCTCCGTGAGCCAGCGGAACTGCCGCCATCGGCGTGCCTCCGACCGAGATGCACTGCATCGCAGCGCTCGCCCCCATGAACTGCGGACTTGGTTGAGGAGTTCCGCCGACAGTCGAGCAGTAGCCAACGGGGTTAATCTGAGTCGTATTCCCGCTCACTAGGCTGGGGACAGCCGTAGTGCAGGTCACGGCGCTATTGATGCTGCCGCAGTTGGTCTGGATGTTCGAATATGAATTCGACATATCCGTGACGGGCGGCCCTCCGATCGCGTCGAACAAGATGCCGTACTGCAGGAACGTGTTGCTGTTGACGTTGGGCGAGGCCATGATGTAATTGCCGCTGTAGCCCACCGTCGTGAGGCCGCCGAAAGTGCTGCCATGAGTGATGTAGACCGCGGCGGCCTTCTGCGGATTGCTTCCATCGATACCGACCCCGTCGATCCGGTTCCCCGTGATCGTCAGTCCGTCGTAGCGGAGCGCTAGATAGAGCGCGGAATCCGTGGTGCCTGAGATGATGTTGTCCACGATGAACAGGCCGTCGTTAAAGTCAAAAGCCGAGTTGCTCACCACCACCGCTCGGCCCTTGACGTTCGCGAACTTGTTCCCTTCAAGGATCAGACCGACGATGCCCGTCGCCGAAATCACCGAGGCTTCACTGGTCTGATTCGGATAGTTTCCGTCCGCGAACACATCCCGCATCGCGAAATCGGTAGTCCCGTTCAGGGTGACCATCGCCGCGTTCAGTCCGTTCTTCGCGGTGAGCTTGCTCCGAGCCCTGAGGCCCATGATGGTCCAGCCCGTCTTGCTGGAGATCGAAAGCCCGTTTTGCAGCGTATACGTGTTCGGACCCATCATGAAGGTCACATTCGGTGCGGACCCAGCAGCGCTGAACGCGCCGGAGAAGCAGGTATCGTCATAGGTTCCCGGCACGCTGCAATACTGATCGATCCAGGTGCTGACCGTGCCCCTGGGCAGCCCGCCGAGATTCGACAGCGCGGCCGCGGCATTGCCCACATCGGACAGATTGTTCGCCGCGGCGAGCTTCGCGTTGAGCTGGGCCTGCGCATCGCTCGTCAGGTTGGCGACGTATCCGAAAGCCGTGTTGCCGACGCTGCCGCCTCCGATGTTGGGAGCTGGGATTCCTGTCGGGAGTTGCCCGACTGAAGCCGCGCCCGCGAGCTGATTGAAGTTGTAATCGTTCGCGACAGGCGAGACCTCGCCGGTCCTGCTGTTGAACGAGGTGACTCCCGTGGCCGACGGGTTGCACCACCCGGCCACACCGTTGCTATCGCAGACGAGCTGCCCATTGGTGGCGCCTTGGGTGGAGAGCTGCGAGACCGCGACCGTCGTCGTCGGGCCGGGCGTATAAAGCGTCGTGACTTGCACGATGGTGCAAGTTCCCGACGGGCACCGGGACGACGGGAGTGTAGGCACCGACCAGACACTCGTCGAAGTCTGCCCGTTCGAAACCGTGTTTACGGTGTAGGCGGCGGCAGGGATCGCATGGTCCGTCGGTGCAAGCTGAACGTTGACGACGCCGTTCTGGATCGGGAAGGCACGAGCGCCGCGCGCGATCGGCACGCCTCCGACCGAGAAAGCCGCATTGTTCACGATGAGGTTGCCGTTCATCAGCGAACCATCGAGATTGTAGAGCGTGTCCTGGATCGTGGTCAGCGTCGGCTGCGCCCGGCACGGGAGAGCGTTGACAAGCCACAGCGCCGCGCAGAAGAGAAAGATGAGCAATCTCCGCATAGATCGATTCCTTGTTGTGGGGACGACGAAGCCGTCTTAGGCCACCGTTAAACCGGGCAACTGCATGTTGGCGGACTGCTGCGTGCGGCCGTAGCTTGAGTACTGCGCGGCCATCGCCTGGTCGGTCACGAACTGCGGCGTGACGAATTGGCCGGTCATGAAGTTCGCCGCGTCGGCTCCGCTGATGTTCAGCGACATGTACGTCGCGCCGCTGCCGCCTCCAGTGTTCGGATTACCCGGAGTCGGATAAACGCCCGCGCTTATCCCGCCGAGCGTGGGGATGTTCGAAGCATAGACGTGAGCCTGGCCATCCTGGTAGCTGGCCTGTTGATAGAGTTTGCCACCTTGCTCCACGAGGCTCCCCGCGTACGGCGTCGTGGCCGACAGCGGCATCTTCTGGCCGGTGGCCTCCGAGTACAGCATCACAAGCTGACGGACGCTCGGGGACCGCACGGCCACAGCGACATCGCCGCCGAACTGCGACTGCGCGATCTGCACAACCTGCTTAATCGTCCCGCTGTTCTGCGGGATGTCTACGCCGAAGATGCTCTTGATGTCGTCGTGAGCTTTCCTCTCGGGAGACTTTATGCCGAGCAGTTGCTCGACCACGCCAGCAGTGAAGCCCGCAGCCGCTCCGATCGCGGCCCCCCACGGGCCGCCGATCTGCTCGCCGATCAGTGCGCCTCCGGCGGTATCTTCAAGAGTTCCGCCCCATGTGCCGCGCCGTGATCCGAACAGGCCGCTGGTCGCAAGCATCATCCCGGCGGCACCGGCGGCCGGAGACTTCGCCACGCCCTGCACGCCGCCCCAGAAGTTGCTATCCGAAGCGTTCCAGGCGTCCTGGTTCCAAAACGTACCCTTCAAATTGGACAGCGCCTTCGAAGCGCCACCCTTGGAGAACAGGCCGTAAAGACCGGATGTCCCACCCTTGGAGCCGGAACCAAGAATCGTTGCGAGCGGACTCATGCTGCCACCGGCGTGAGCGCCCATCGGAAGACTCATCAGGTCGCCCACGCTCGGAGTTGCGGCCGAGGCCGAGCCAGCGGTAACGATGGGGCCGGGAAGCGATGCACCTTCAGTACGTCCGGAGGCGGTTGGCATGCTCACGCCGACCGATCCGGATACCGGTGCTGGAATCGAAATCGATGGGCCGGCGATGCTCGGTACACCGGAAGCTCCGCCGGAAACGTGCGGGGCCGCCATCCCCATGCCGGCTGCGAGGATCGCCGTCAAACCAGCCATCACCGCGCTGTTCTGCATGGTGGCCGCCGTGTTCATGTCTGTTGAGGCCCTCACCGGATCCTTCGAGGTGCCGCGCAGCATGCCATTGATGCCGCCGTGCCCGTCCGCCCCGTAGATGATCGGATGCAGCACATTCGCCACTGCGCCGCCTAGCGTTTCGGTGATTGGCTTAAGCACCGCGGAGCGGATCGTGTTGAGCAAATCCTTGCCAAAGTTCGCGGGTTTGGTGAACAGAACGTCGATCAGTTTCTCGGCCTGCTTCTGCAAGCCGTCAATCTGCGACTGCAACTCCTGCTCGCGTTTCTGCTGGAGCTGTGCCTGCTTTTCCTCGAACTGATCCTGCGCCTGGGCGAGATCGGTGAACAGGTCCTTCTGCGCCTGCGCCGCCAGGACGGAACGCTTCGCCGCGTTCTCTTCCTTCGATATCCGCTCCGCTTCGATGCCGGCCAACTGGACAGCCAGATCGAGTCGGACCTGGTAGGCCTGCTGCGCGGCAGCCTCTTCCTTTCGCGCCGCCAGCTCCTTTTTGTCGGTCTCGGACATCGCTACCGGCGTATGATCACCGGCTGTCAGTTCCGCCATACGCTGCGATCGACCGGCGCGCCGCCGCAATTCCTCCCGTTGCGCCTGGACTCCGATGTCTTCAATCTTTTCCTGCGCCGCGAAGCCTTCCTCCCACTCCTTCATCTGCTCTTTGCTTGGCATCATGAGTGCCAGCATTCTCTTCCGCTTCTCCGCGTCTTGCTTGTCGGCATACTTCTCAAACTCCTCCCACGACTTCTTATAAAGGACGCCCGCCTGCCGATCTGCTGACGCGCGAATCGCCGCGATCTCAGCTTCCGACGCCTTGACCTTCTCGGCCTGTTTCAGAAGCAAGTCGCGCTGATAGTAGATCTTTCCGGTCGCGTCCAGTTCGGATTCATCGCCCTTCTTCTCGAACTCGGCCGCCTGGCGCTGGAATTCCTTGAGCTGCTCCGCGCCCTTTGCGACCGCGTCCAGTGCCGCCTTGCGACGCGCTTCGGTCGCTTCCGCCGTGCGGAGTTGCTGACCCAGATCCTGCGCCTGCGCTTTCGTCAGCGGCTTGTCGGGTTCGAGCAGTTGCTTCTGGAGCCGTTCGACATCCTTCTTGGCGTCGGCGTATGCCTTTTCCATGCCGTCGTGCGTACCGAAGAACCGGGCGCGAATCCGATCCGTCTCTTCCTTGCCGGCCTGCAGGTCTTTCCGCTTGGTGGCTGCCTCGGCATCCTCCAGCATTTTCTGCAACTGCTGGATCTGGCCTTGGATTTCCTCCGCGCGTTTCGATTGAGCCTCCTCATCGCGAGTAGGAGCGATCGCTTGCAGGATGCCGAAATTGCCGGTCAACCGTTCCTGTTCGGCCCGCAGATCCTCGATGCGCTTCAGTGTGGCATCGCGGTTCTTCATGATCTCCGGCGCCTGGCGTTCCATGTCGGCCACCTGCTTACGATGGCCGCTGACCGACACACTCGCGCCGTAACCGCCCAACGCCTTGATCTGCGCGGCATCCTGAAGCGCCTGGATCTCTTCGCGGTGCTCCCGTTCCTCGTCACGCGCAGTCGAGATGTTTTCGAGGAACCAGTCGACGCCTTTCCCGACCCAGGTCACGGTGACGACCAGCCCTTCCTTGAACTTGCGGACCAGGGCATCCCACTTGGTTTCGAGCACGGTCACTTCGCGCTGGTATTCGGTAAAGCGGCGGATATCCTCCTCGGTCGGCCCGAAGCCCTGCTCGTGGGCGACGCGCAGGTTCTCATTCAGCTCCGTCATGAACGGAATCGCCTCGATCCCGATCTTCTTAAACAGGTCCATCGCGGCGGCGTCCCGTTGAAGCCCTTCCGGGAGCTTGTTCAATCCCTCGGAGATCTCCATCAGGATCTCGGACGTGGGTTTCATCTCTCCGGTAGCAGTATGGAAATCGATGCCCATCCCGCGCAACGTGGTTCGTGCTTTTTCACCTTCGTTGGAATTGTCGTTCGCCGCCTGGGACAGACCACGCATGAGGCGCTCGACAATCGAGATGTCCTGCCCGACTGCGCGCGCCGCGAAGCTGAACTGCCCGACTTCTTTCGCGGTCAACCCGGTGCGCAGCTCCGCGTCCCTCACGCGGGTGCCATACTCGCCGAGACTCTTCGCGGCCTCGAACGCGGATGCCGCGATGGTTCCAAGCACAGCAGCACCCGCCGTGACGGCGATGCCAAAGGGACCAAGAGCCGTCATCACGGATGTGACTGCGCCCTTCGCTCCCTGGAGCGGATTCTCCATGAACTGGCTGACCCGCTCGCCGAACGAAGTGATGGATTCGGCCTGCTTCCGCAACGCTTCCTCGGCTTCCTTGGCCGCCTTGACGGCGAGAGCCTCGCGCGCGACCTTCTCTTCCGCGGCGATCATCTTTTCGTAGGACCGGGTGATAGCGTCGATGGCCTGTGGCTCGCGGTTGTATCGCTGCAACAGTTGATCCCGCTGCGTGATCAGGCGGTCCACGCCGCTCTTGCCGTAGGTCTCGGCCTGTTTTTCGAGCGAGCTAATCAGGCGCTGGACGCTGGATCGCGTCTGATCCGAAATGCGGATCACCTTGCCGTGCGACGACTCCGCTTGTTTCTCGAAGCGGTCAAGCCCGGCGTTGGCCTTGTCCACGACCGGACTGACCTGATCCTCGGCTTCGAGGATTACGCGTTCCGCTTGGTCTGCCATTTCACGCTGCCTTGAGCATTACGAAGGGACGTGTCTGGAACGCGGTGAGGACCGCCTGGCGGTCGCGCGGCGATACGCCCCATTGCCGCTCACGCCGGTTATTGAAGGCGGCGATCTGCGCGGCCGTTTGCCGCCGGCCAGGAAGAGCCTCATCGAGAAACCCGATCGCCGCGCGATTCTCGTTCGCGGTCAGGACCTTGAGGCACCGCAGGGTGTGGCCGCTCCAGGTCCAGTCGCGGACGGGCTTTAGACCGCGCGCGGACTTGTAATCGGGGTAGCCGCGACGGTCTGACTGGCCGGGCTTCAGCGGAGCCGCCGCCTGGTCGTAGATGTTCTGCCCGCTCTGAATGCGCGCACGGATCGAATCCGCCAGCACCTGCGCGAAACCCTGCATCTCGGTCGCAGTATAGGGCGAGTACACGAAGCGGGCGCTTTTGATGACTGTTTGGAATCTGGCCATCGTTTCCTTTGGCGGAGCCAAATCCAGGTAGCGTCCGAGTCTCCCGTGGTGGAGCGGATCGGGGGCGCGGCCCGCCGGGAGCGTAACATCGGTCACGGCGCAGCCGCTTGGCTCAGAAAAGAGTGGGCGGCAGGTTCTTGTCGAAGAAGTAAAGTTGCCCGATCATCCAGACTGGATAGCGCGAATGAGTTCCGAGGAGGGCGAACGCGGCGGTTTTCGGATTAGAGAATCTGCGCTCGATGGCCTCTTTAATCTTCGCTACGCCTTCCGCGTCAGAGCCGTACTTCACTCTAAATTGTCGAAACGCTTCCATGTACTCCCAGCCGATCAACCTACAAAAATGGGTCTTGCAGGCGGGATTGTTCTTGCAGCGGAATTTCAACTTCATGTCCAGCGGTGCCTGTTCGACAGGCTTGACTTCAACGTAAAGGTGGGACTGCTTGGTGTATGGCTTCGCCTTCGAATAATCACTCCTCGGCTTCGTCGTCCGAAAGTCGATCAATTCGATCTCAACGAGGCCGATGCTGGTCCAGTCCTCACGATATTTGAGGTCCAACGTCTCACGGTCCGGGAAGACGGCTTTCTGCAGGAGTGAGAAGCGTTCAGCCTGGGACTCGATATGCGACAAGACGGATATCGACTCCTCGCGAACGCGGTAGCTTTCCTTGCGTTTGTCATCCTCACTCTTTCGGATCTCGAACGTCGCCCAGGTCCATAGCCGATACTGCTGGTTCTCGTTGAGATATCGCCACGAAATCGGATACAGACGCAGAAGCTGACCATCCTCGGTTATCGCTCCGGTGCAAACAGTTTCGATGTGCTTCTTGCTGGGCTCTGGATAGGCCCGGCCAATGATTAGAGCTTTTTGTTCGCGCCAGCCTACATCAGATGAATCTGTTGCCATTTGGTCATTTCACACACCTTCTGTGCGATGATGCCACGATGGCACATTCTATGATCACTTTCAAGGCACAGGAGGCACACCTTCTTCGAGCAGGCAATTCTTGCAAGCGATCGAATTGGTTCGGTGTTTGAGGAGAGATGCCTTTCATACTCGGCCAGCGCGTCAGAGACATCCCCGGTGCCGCGATAGATGCTTCTGATGCTCGGCGGCGTACCGAGATCGGGGTTGTGGAGGTATTCAATACCAGCTTGCGAAATGGCGTCCTGCAATCGGCACTTTGAAAAGCCAGCCTTCCGGCTGACGGGGTTTTGCCGAACATCCATCAGGATCTCGATTCCGTGGAGCTTCAGGCATCGTATAAGGGACTCAACCGAATGAGATTGATATCCGATCGTGAATAGCGTAGCCGCTGTCGGCCCCGTTCGTTGTATTTTGCGAGCTGGCATCAGAGTACATTGCATCCTATCACCCCGCCGTCGTCCTCTAGGACGGTGATTCCACTTGCCGGGAGGATAGAGCCACGAACCAGCCTTCCGTGTGGCCGAGACATCGAGGCACAGAATCACCGAGGAATCCGAGCACCGTCCCCAGCCTTCATCTGCTCCTGACGTTCGGCCTCGATCAGTTCCAGCACCCGGAATTCCTCCTCCGTGATATCCGCGAGCGTGATCGTCAGCCCGATGTTCTTCGCGTTTAGAATGCGGAAGCACCGCCTAACGAGAGCGCCGTTCGGCGTATCCATTGCCTCTTCGAGCAGGTTCTTCGGACAGCCCGGCCCGTGACTGACGTCGATGGCCTTCCAGTCCTCGCCGCAAGCGGGGCAGCCATCCAGCTCCGTCGCCGCGGAGTATCCGCACTTCCGGCAGCGGAAAACGCGGTCGGGGCAGTCTTCTTCAAGCCCACATAACACTCCCTGGTGTAGCACCGACCGGATCAGGAAACGAACGCCCGGCTCTTCCGGCCAGTCACCGGGCGCGTCTATTCCGGGTCTTCGTCGGCCTCGATCGCGAGCTGCGCGATCACTTCGGACACGGCGGCTGACTTGTGTACGATGGGCACCGCGCCGGCGTATCCATCATGGGAGACATGGAGCTTGTCGTAGAGCGCGCCGCTCGGTTCCAGGAACGCGCGCGTCTCGACGGATCGGCGCGCGGCGACTACGCTGGTCGAGCCGCGTTCGTGGTCCTGCATCTCCTTGGCTGTCGGCATTCGCAGCACATGCTTCACGCGCGCGCCGGGGACCTTCATCTCAATCCGATAGTTGATCCCTTCGCGTTCCACGTTGGCCACGGCGCACCGCTCAATGCGGCCGATCACCATGCCGGCCTCGGCGTCGTCGAACTCGGGACCATCCTTGTCCGTTCGGATCTTGGCGAACAACTCCGCGTTGATCTTCGGCAGGTCCACGTCCTCGCTCTGCGACTTCCCACGCCCGAGGAAGTGCCGCACGGTGCGCTGTGCGCGCGCCCACGCGCACCACTCCTCATCCGTTGGGAACCTGACCTCGCAGGTCTTTTCGCCGCCAGACAGGATTGGGACGACAAACGGCTTCGTTGCATCGAAGCCTGCTTTCTTCTCGGTTTCCATATGAGCTCCTATTGGCAGATGCCCGTAAGCGGCGTGATGATGGTCATCGTCACCAAGCCGTTGGTGGCGTCGTAGAGTTGAACCCCGGTGATCTGGAGCGTCACGATGCCCTCCGTGTTTCCCAGTTCGGCGACGCTGAAGCCCATCTTCTGGATGAGCATCGAGAAGGAGTTGTTGGCATCGCGCGCCATGGTGAACGTGGCCGTTCCGGTGGTCAGGTTGATCAGGTTCGAGTACTCGGTCGATCCGGCCTGGACACGCACTACGAACTGCACCGCGAAGGCGCGATCACCCCACTCGAAGCGTCCCTGGATCTGGTAGCCATCTTGCGACCCAGAGCCAGGGAAGAAGCCGGGCCGAAAGTTGTTCTCCCACGACGCTTCCATGGATACGAACTGCTTCGCGCTCCCGCCTGAAAGGTAGTTGATTCCGTTGAACGTTAACGCGGTGATCATGCCGGCATTGAATTCATGCGGTGTCGAAACGGCGGGAAGCGTGATGCCGCTGGGCGAGGTGTACTGGCCAGTGGTCACGCATTCCACCGAGCACATCGCGCTGGCGCGGCCCGGACTGTTCTTGATCGACAGCTTCCAGGATTTGACGGCGCAGCCCACCAGCATTTCGTCGAGGACCGCCGAGCCACCGGGCCGGATCTGCTGCACGAACGAAAAGTAAGGCAACTCGAGGCCAGTCGTGTTCGTGGCTCCCAGGGCCGGAACGATGACATACGTATAGGGACCGCTGCCGGTCAGGGTGACGTTGCCCATGGAGAAGCACATCGCCCAAGCGAGGAACTCTGACGAGGCGTACTTCGAAAGCTCGAAAGGCGGCATGTTGTAATGCGACCTGAAAAGCTGCGTCGGGAACTCGTGGCCTTTGCCGATTTCCGCCCGATCATCCTCGTTCACCGGGACCTTCGCCCACGGCTTGGTATTGAGGTTGGTCTGACGCCAGATCGCCGTCGACGTGTTGGCCGTCCCGATGGCGGTCTGTTTGCCGAAGCCCCAGCCCTCCATCAACTCGTTGATGTTTGCCATGCTACTTTTCCTCCATCGCCAGGGCCACCGGCTTCTGGGCTAACGGCTCCGGACTTGCGGCCGGCGCGGGAACCTGATGCCACCCCGCGACCATCAGCGGCGTGAGCGTTTCAGTGGTTGCTTCGACTTCCTTCACTTCGCCTTCAGGCGATCTCATGTGTACGGTCTGCATGTTGTCCTCACTCACCTCCGGGATTGCCTTGTTCGACCAGAGTTGCTTGAACCTCGAAGTAATCGAGCGTTGCCCCGTCCGCGCTAACCACCACTGTGCTTCGTTGCGCGGAGGGAAGATCCAGATCCATCGGATAGCAATCGGGATCGATCTGAAAATGCAAGAGCGATGACCACGAGGGAGCACCCGCTGGTATGCCGCTCACCAACTGCCAGAACAGATCCGCATACGTGCCGCCGGAGTCCTGCTCGGCCGCCCGCAGATAGAGCGAGAAGCGATGCGCAAAATGCAGCGCCCCGCCCGTAAGACGCCGTGGCGCGGTGCCGTGCCACGCAACCAGGATCGACCCGGGCGGCATCTGCAAGATGGCCAGCCGCACGTTGTTGTCGGTGGCCAGCCCTTCCATGAAGGCCCGAATGTTGGCCGGGTCCCCGCCGCCCAGCGCCGCGACCAAGTCCGGGCAGGACTGGAGCGCAGTCACCCACTCGCCGAGTATGATTCGTGGATTGATCAAGAGCGCTGGAGCAGTGTCAGAGCGATCATGCCGTAGGCATCGGGCTGGCGCAGAGCCGTCACGACGTACTGCGCGTCCCAGGCAGTCACCCAATCGCCTTTTGAGGGTGGGCTTGTAAAGTCCGAAGGATTGACCGAGATCTCCTCGAAGCTGGCCATCGCACCGGACTCTTCGAGCATGCGAGCGTGGCGGACGGCGGTGATCGTCCGTGGAGCGCCCACTTCCGCTCCCGCCTGCACCGATTGATACACGACCGGCTCGCCGAACGTCTCCTGCATGACGGCGTTCGCCGCCGCATTGAATCTGGACCAGTCGGACATTACCCGAGCGTGATGACGCTGTAGTAAGCGGTCACGACCATCGTGCCGTTGCCGGTGGCGAACGCAGCCGTGGCGTTGGTGATGTCGATACCAGTCGCTGCGGGCGGCTGGTAGCCTGCCGAAGGAGGAGCCAGCACGTTGACGCTCGCGGTGCCGCTGTTCACGGTGGCCGCCGCAAGGTTGCCCGCGTGCGGATTGACGCTGGTGCCGTGATACTGGAACGTCACCGCGCCGCCACCGGTGAAATTGGTTCCGCCCGGTTTCGTCTGGATCACGAACTGATCGGGCACAACCACTTGGCCCGCCAGCGGTGCGGGAATGATATTCACCGGCGCGCCATTCATGGCCTCGATCTGCGCGGCCGTAAGCACCACGGTGATCTTCTGCAACAGGCTGGGGTCCATGTCGGACGAAGTCACCAGGCCGATTGAACAGAGGTTCAATCGCACGCGGACGGTGGCGTCACCGGTCAGACCGCCCGGTGCGTTGACGCCGCTGGCCTGAATAAGGTCGGCGACGCCGATCTCGCGGTTGCCGGGAGTCGTGGATGGCGATGCGGGTGGAGCGGACGTGGCCACGAGGTTGACGTTGTCCCAGTAAACTTTATCGCCGGGATTGAACGTGCTGGCATCTTTCGCGAGATCGAATACGCCACAGGTGACGATCTCCAGAGACGCGCCCGAAGCCGCGCTGAATACCGCAACGCCGAAAATGTTTCCAGCAAGCACGCCCTGGCCGGTAACGACGGTGTAGGGCGCGGTGATGGTGAGGGTTTCCCCTCGATGAACGTAGTTCTGCATGATCTGTTCTCCTTTTCCTGTTGAGGTTTCTAGGCGCCCACGCTTTTTTGCAGGCCGCGATAATCGATTGCCGCCGCGCCGAAGTCCATGCGCGCTTTGATCTCGACACCGTCCACCTCGAAGCCCTGGCGGGTTTCGATGTACACACCCTGCTGCCCTTCGAGGTAGCAGTATTCGAGCGTATCGATCAGCGCCGGATCGGTGAACAAGAACCAGTTGGTCGCGGTGCCGGTCGTGTTATCGAGACGCGGCTCGACAACCGGGACGAGCGACCGGACCCACTCGGGTACCACCTTGGTCTGATCCGAGGACGCGATGTTGATCGGGTAGATCAACTGAAGCGCGTAAGTTTCGAGCGACGGCGGCACCGCCATGAAGCGGGGCACCAGGTCGAGCGGCGTCCCCTGCGGAGCCTTCTGGAGCCGCATCTGCACGCGCGCTTTGGCCAGCGCCGTGAGCGGAGCGGCATTGGTCACGGTGGGATCGATGCTGCTGGCCACGCCGCTCAGCAGGTTGTTGTGCGCCGCGTGGAAGATTGCCTTGTTGTCCAGAGTCATCACCACGTTGGCCGTGATGAGAGCCCAGACCGTGTTCGATTCAAGCTGCGCCGCCGCGACTCCCAGAATCGCCGGGATGCGCGTGAGCGCCTGGAGGTCGTCGTTGATGATGACCTTTCGAGTGATGGCCACGACCTCGCCGAACGTCTGGAGCGAGTAGTTCGTGTTCATGTCGGTGAGGTTCGCCCGGTGGTATTCGCCCTTCTCGTTCAACTGTTGGAGGGCCGGGGCGTCGCTCAACTGAACGCGATTGATCGGCTTGAAGTCGGGCGCGGTCACCTGACGGCAGAAGGGCTGGAAGGTGCGCGGGTATGCTTCGTAAGCCTGGCGCAGCGTCTTGTTGGCGACGTTGGCCAGGATCGCGGGAAAGTCCGAAGTCGATTCCGCACCGCCCCCGAAGAACTCCGCGCCCCGGCTCGGCGCCTGCAGCGCCAGTTCAGCAATGCGGTTCTTGGTCATCCCCCGGTGGTTGATGCCGCGGATCTCAAGAGACTCGCGGGCCATCTCCATGAGCGACAGCCCCACGTACTCCCGCCCCATCTCCTCGGCGCGACGCTGGTTCTCCTGGCCGCATCCGGTCAGCAGCTCGCCCGTCTTCGGATGCTTCGCCAGAAAGAACTTCGGATCGTGGCGTAGCAACATCGCGCACTGCATCGCGGCGAGACGAGTCTCCCCGCCGTCGCGAGTGATGCTGAGTTCACTGCGAATCGGCAGCTCGCGTCCGCCCACGCCCTCCTGCCCCTTCGCGCTCAGCGCCGCGAATGCCTCGACGCTGAACTGATCGGCCGTCTTGCCGTCGGCGATGGCTTTGCGGACAAAGTCATCTCCAAGGATGGATTTGAAGCGAGTAGCGCGATGTTCGATTTCGACAACGCGCTCTCGCTCCAGTTTGACTGCCTCACCGCGCGCCGCGGCGAGGTCCTGCTCGTTCACACGGGCTTCTGTGCCCGCCTGCGTAGTGGTTTCTGCCATGGCAGGTTTCTCCTTTTGTGGGCTGATTGCCCGTGATGCTTCGCCGCCAGTTGTTTCGGCGGCCAAGAACGTTGTGCTGAAATCGGCCGGGATCGGAACCACGGAAATCTCGAACGGCTCCCAGTCGGTCGCCGTGAACATACCGATCTCGTTCGGGTTGCTGTAGGCCGGCTTGCCCTCAGGCATGCCCCCGGTCTGGGCCTGGACTTTCGTTTTCTCGCGGCTGTAGATCCACGCTCCGAAACTCAGGTTCTGCACGATCCCGGTGGACACCTTGCGGAACAACTCCGCGCCGTCTTCGTCACCCAGGTCGAACTTCAGCGTCGCCATCCCATTCGCACCGTCGGCCCAGGCTTTGTTCACGACGCCGACTTGCGCTTTGGTGCCAGCTTTCCCGGCGGCCACGGACTTGTAGTCGTCGCCAGTAAAGTGCGTGTCGAAGATGGGCGCGCCCGCGTTCAGCCGGTCCAGTCGCGCGCCGTCCATGTCGAGCGTGAGCATGTACGGTTCGCCGGTATCGGGATCTTTCCTCGGTACCTGCGCGCCGGTATACCAGACGACATCGATGGTGCCGTCCTTCTCGTTCGCCGTGCTGGCGACGGGCTTGGCATCGGAGGCGGCGAAAAACTCAAGCGCCTGACTTTCTTTCATGTGAGCCTCTCTTCTACGATCGATAAATTCTGGAGGGCGAATCCCAGGACCGCGAAGCACCTACACCAGCAAGCAACTCGGTGATGGCTGCGATGTCGCCAGCCTCATTCGAAACCCCGGCCGGGCGCGTGGGAGCGGCAACCGTGGCCTTCGAACTCGGTGTGCGCTCCTCGCTTGCGGCGGGCTGCTCCTGGCCGCGATCCGTTACGTTGCGCGGATCGCAATCCAGAATGATTTCGAGCTTGTCAAGCACCTTGTTGATGCGCGCGATCTTCTGTAAGCGCTCTTCCGGGTCGTATCCATTGCGCGAGATCGCCTCGAACAGATCGAGCGTCCCGGTTCGAATCATCTTCAGTTCCGCCGCCGCGTCCTTCACCGGATCGACGCTCTCGAACTTCGGCGCGGTCCACTGCACCGCGTGGACGGCGACCTTCGGATCATCGATCGCCTTCTGCGGAATCTTGCCCTGAAGGATCAGTGTGTCCACGAAGCGCCGCCACACCGGCATGCAGAACAGCGGGATCAAAGTCAGCCAGCGGTACGCCTCCACCGTGTTGCGGAACCCCAACATGCCGCCGCGCCAGGAGGAGTAGTTCACCTGCGACATGTCGCCGGTGCCGAGCTCGTACGGCAGACCGATGCCGGCCATGATCCCCTGCAACTCGGTCATCTTGTACTCGCGGTATCCGCCCGCCGCCGGAGGATTGTTGAACTTGATCTCCTGGCCCGGCTTCAGGTACTCGACCATTCCAGGCTGGAATGTTTCCACGGGAGCCTTGGTGACAGGGTCGGTTCCCGAAATGCCCAGCGGGTCGCCCTCAATGCCTTCCGGTTGCTGCACGAACGCGGTGACGCACGCCTCCACCTTCTTGCGGACCCGTTCCGCGTCGCAGTAATCATCGAGGTCCCGGAGCGCCATCATCACCGGCGATAGCCACGGCACACCCCGGACTTGGCCAGGCCGCAGCACGCGATAGACGTGCATGATCTGATCGGCTGGCACCGGCTGGCTGATGATTCCGCCGCGCGGATTGAGGATCAGCACGCCGCCCGGGTGATACGTGAACAGCCAGTAAGCGACGCGGCGGCCCAACTCGTCGAACTGTACGCCCTCCATCACATGGCCGTTGACCAACCCCATGGTTCGGGACTGATCCAGAAAGTCGGCTTCGAGCATTTGAAGCTGAAGCGGAACGCGCAAACCAGCAGCAGCAAGGCGCGGGCGGAATCGCAGGATGGCTTCACCGCTCTCTGCCATGGTGCGGACCGCCAACGTCTGCATGCCATAAAAGTCCAGGCGCTGCGGGGTGTCGCACGCGTCCGCGAAGAACGGCCACTCGGCGTCGATGATCTTGTCGATCGCAGCACTTCCGGTCTTGGACTTCGGAACGATTCCCGTTCCGACGACGTTGCCGGCCAACTCTTCAATCGAGCGCGCCGCATACGGATTGTTGCGGATAAGATCGCGGCTCCGGTTGCGGAGCCAGGTCAGCGACCCCATCAGCTCGACGTTGGCGTCCGTCGAGGCGGCGTACCAGCCATGGGCGCGCCGGCCTGCGGTGGCGCCTTCGTAACGGAATCGTTGCGCGTGCCGCTCCAGGTAGTCCTGGGTCAGCTCCAGCGCTACTCGATTCCGCACGCGCTGGAGCGCGAGCCGCGGCGCGACAACGCCGATGGCTCTGTCGAGAAGATTCATTCGGGCACATCGGAGCCGAAGTACTCTGCGCCCGGCCTTTCGGGCAGTCCTTGCCGAAGCTCCCTGATGATCAAGTTCAACGCTGTTTCGCTGATGACCACGTATCGCGCGCCCTCGGGATCATCCACGGCTGCGCCTTGCCTCGGCGAGCGTTCGAGCGAGTCGATCAGTTCCGGCAGCCGCGTCATTTCTCACCACCGGTCGTCCGACGTTGGACCCGTGGGACCGTCTCCACGCTTGTGCTGCGCGAGCGTGACACGGCTTCCTGGCTTCCCGCTGGTCTGTCGAATGTCCTCTTCGATCTCGGCCTTCGCTTTTCGTAGATCGTCGACGGAGCGGTACGTCACCTCGCGTCCGTCGGGGAACCGCACCTTCAACGTGGGATTGCCGAGCGCCTGGTTGACTGCGTCCAGGTTCGCTTGCAACTGTGGAATCGTTAACGCCACGTCAGGTTCTCCCGAACCAGTCACGCCGTGGTACCCATCCGTCCGCGCGCTCAGGAGTTCGTCCCTCGACAGGCCGTTCGGATTGCTCGGCCTGTGCCACGATCACCGCCGGAGGAATCGACTGCATCTCTTTTCGCCGCGACCGCCCCATCTGCGCGAAGCGATCGCAGTAGACGGTCAGCTTCAAACCGCTCGCGTAGAGAGCGTGCAGCGCCGCGTAAGCGTACACGCGACAGTCGAGCGCTTCGTTCCGCGCCGTCGGGGGCTTTCGCCACTCCTGCTTGGGATAGCCGTGGTGGTATCGCGTGTACTTCTTCTCGGCGGTGAGTTGATCGAAGTACTCCTGGTCGCGACCGATCGGGAAGTGGCAATATCCCGGCCCCGGCTCCTGGATCTTCAGCCGGTCGTAAAGCGCCGTCTTCGCGGCGTCCACTCCGACCATGAAGAACGGAGTCTGATTCTTCCGGCTCGGCTTTCGCGGCCAGATCGGAGACTCGCCCGCGCGTCCCTTCACTGCGTATACGCGGCGCGCATAACGGTCGCGCGTGAACCGCAGTACGGTTGCATCCTTGAATCCGCAATCGATGCACGCCGCAACGATTCGGAGCGGCTGCCCGGAGTCGTGCATGCATTCGGAGAGGAGCAAGCCTTCCAGGTGATCCCACACTTCCTTGCGCGTGACGTCGCCGGGGATCACATGATGCGCGATCGACCAGGACTCCTCGTCGCGGCCCCAGCCAACGATCTCCACCTCGAGCCGGTCGGCCTGTACGTCCACTCCCGCCGTGACCAGCGCGACGCCATCCGGCGCCTCCGCTTCAAACGGCTCGCAGCGATTCCACAACGCCCGCGCATCGGTCGGCACTTCGTGGTGCTCTTCCCACAACTCCGCGAGCACCGTGTTCATGAACGCCTTGAGCGTCTCCGGCGATTTCTTCGCCGCGATGAACTCGGTGGCGATCGAACCCCACGCGCGCTTCAGTGAAACCAACTGGGAGATGCGGAATCCCGGAATTGGCGACGATGGATTCTGCGCGCGATACTCGCCACGCTCGACGATCCATGCCTTCTGGTGATGCGGAATCAACTCGCGGCAGCCCGCGCAGCGATACATGGCATCTTCAGGTTTGTCCTCCGGCCACACCAGGCCAGGTCCCGTTCCGTCTCCCAACACGAGCACCTGGTAGTGGCCGCACTTAGGGCACGGCACAAAGTAATCGCGCTGGTCGCTTTCAATCCAAGCCTGTTCGATGCGGCTGACGCCCTTGATCGTCGGCGTGGATGCCATGACGATCTTCTTGTTGTGCTGGAACTCCGCCGTGCGTTGGACGGCCAGCGAAACGGGATCGCCCTCCGTGCCCGCACTCGCCGGATACCGGTCCACCTCATCGAGGAGCGCGTAGCGGATCGGCCGCATCGCGAGCCCGGACGGAGAGATGGCTCCGGTGAACGTGATGTGCCCCGCGCCGTTGACGAACACCTTGTGCAGCGTCGTATTGTTGGAGTCGCGCGACTTGACCGGCGCGATCTTCCCGCGCAAACTTGGCGTGCTTTTGAACATGGGCGCGACGCGGTCCTTCGAGAGCGCCTTGGCGTCCTCGGTGCGCGGCTCCACCACCAGCACCGGTCCCGGATCGACATCGGCGATGAAGCCGAGGAAGTTCAGCAGGACCTCGGTCTTCATCATCTGCGCTGCCGACAGCAACACCACCTGGCGGCACGGATGGGCAGGGCTGAGCACGTCCATCGGTTCGCGCTGGTAATGCCGGGTGCGCCATTGGCCCCGCTCGGCAGCCGCGCCGCCCGTGAGGACGCGGTTCTCATCGGCCCACTGCGAGACCAGAATGTCTCGCGGCGGCAGCATCGCCGCTGCGCCGACTTCGTGGATGGAGAACGGTTGCATCTTTAGAGACCCGCGTCCGCGACTGCCTTGCTCACCTTCCGCAGCGCCGCTGAAACTTCGGCGACCAACATGCGATGAATCGTTTTCTCGTCATCCACCGCCGCGAGCATCGGCGCGAGACGATCCGGCATGGCCATCAGCCCGTCCTTGACGATCGAAGAGAACCCTGCGGCATACTCGGCCGCACGCGCCGCCGGGATCAGCTTCCCGGCTCGCTCCTCATATTCCAGTTGGGCGGTCCGCGCCGCGAAGCTCTCTTTGACCGCCCGCGCCCGCAGGTAGGCGGTAACCGGATCTCCCGATGCAGCGGGCGGCTCGTGCATCAGCGAGGGTGCGGTCTGTGCTTTGTTAATCGTCTGACCGGCGAACGTGTTCTTCGTCCACTCCTGGTTGGCGCGTTCGGCGTCGATGGTCCCGTCCGCGAGCGTCGTGATCCGCTTGCTGGAGATCGCCTTCTGGACGGCGGTCAGGCTGCACCCGCGCATCCGGGCGTACGCCCTAAG